CGTTCACAATATTGATTGAAACGAAACTCTTGTATCATTGCTGTACCAACACGGCCATCACTTAATGGAGTTGTGTTGTCGTCAGGACCAGTGGGTAAGTATGAACTTGGAACACGTAAACCACGTGCTAATCTATTATTAAAATACTTCAAGTCATCAATTTCACCAAGATTTTGTCCACCGGGCAATACTTCAACACTACTTCCTCTACCATCAGCAGTGACTGGGAAGAAGTAATCTTCGTTCATTGATAATGGATTGTATGTTGCGTCAACTATTGCTGAACCACCATGAACTGATGGAATACGTCTTTGATGTATCTCATTCTTAATACGTTCAACAAAAGCCATAGCCAAATGACTTGGCATGTTACCAACATCAATCTTAAACATCCTACGTTCTGGAGCACGTTGTACACGATAGATAAGAACCGCATCTTCTAGTAATTCTTTTTGTTTATATACCTTAAAGACATTTTCTAAAATACTTTGACCAAAGGGCCAGAAACGGTCTAATCCTTCTGTTAAGCTTAAATGAACAACGTGTTTAGCATCAATGGCTGCTTCACTTTGACCTAATGTGAAACGACTACCCGATGTATTGTATGGCATTGCAGGGACTGTGTATCCACCACCTGCTCCACCTCCACCTGTACCGCCCATGCCAGTTGCTGGATTAGCGGCAAAGTCTGTATTTGTTTTAGTAGCAACTGACAAGTTCTGTAAGTTAATGTTAATGTCTTTAATAACATATTGTTCAGGTTTTTTACCTTCACTTTCGTTAACAATAACTTTAATAACTTTAGTCATATCTACCCAATATAACTTAAAGTTTTCTGGGTCACGTACAAATACCTGATCTCCAAACTTAATAGTATTACGGAAGATTTTGAATGTTCTAGTGTCAAACTCATTGAGTTTACACCATTGTTGCAGTTGAGTTTTTAGTAATTCAACTTCATGTTGTGTTGGTTCATCTTTGAAATCTAAGTCAAAGGGAGTTTTATTATGTTCGTTTGTTTGTGTACTGAACTCAGATATAATGTCTAAACAAGCATTAATCTCAGCATCAACGTCCATCATTTCATATTGATTATAACGTTCAATACGATTTGGGTGACCTGTATATACTTCTGGAAGACGGCTACGATAGTTTTTGTAGCCCATTTCAGCGTTGTTATAACCACCGGTATCACTACCGTTTTGCCCTGGGCTACCATTCCAAGCACCGGTATTATTATTAAATCCAGAGATGGGGCTGGACATGCCAGATTTGTTTGAGAAGCGTTTTTTATAGGTCATAATAGATACTTTGTCTAGTATTTAGCGTTAAACCATTGCATTACGTAATAATTTATCTGATATGTCGTTACCCGTACTGAGTTGAGAAATCATTTCATTAAATTTATCTTCCATCATACCCATCAATTCTTGTAATATAACTGCTGGTGCGTCAGCTGGATTGCTAGTAGACATATTAGTTGACCCACCAAATGCAGTAGTTACACTTTCTTTTTTTACTCCATTAGCCATTTCATCAAATTGGGGTTTAGTAACAACTGTTTCCTGATCACCGTGTAACATTACAGGGTAACCAGATTCTGGACCACTGAATACACCTCCAAATCTAGCCATTTCAATATGGGGAGGATCGTTATCTATAGTCTTAAATCCATATCTAGATAGTAAGCCACTACTAGATAAATCAGCAACTTGATTACTGTTTAAGTCTAATGCTCTACCAAAATTATGTTTACTTCGACCCGGTAATGCTACTGGATTACCTATTTTACCATTTTCTATCCATTTATCATATAATGTTTGCTGTTCCTGCATATCACGCATAGCGGCATTAACCTGTACAGGTTTACCGTATTCAGCAATCATAGCCATAAAATTTTGTTTTACATATGGATCTAATCTATCAAAGTGATCTCTAGTACCTAAAGAATCACCTTGAAATTTAATTAGTTTCATTACATCATCAGGGGTATTAGCAGATACCGGTTTCATACCTCTAGATTTAGGAGTCAGATTTGGGGGTAATGGAGTTGGTATACCCTGTGATGCTCCTTCTAATCCTGCTCTACGTTGTTCAGCCATGCCACCTAATGCGGCTGAACCAGCATTAGGTGGCGCACCTGGTGCCATCGGAATTGCTGGAATTGTTGACGGAGGTGCAACAGAATTTTGATTTGTGCCACCGGCAACTGGTTTTGCTCCGGCTACATTTGCAAATGTATTAACTGCTTCTGCAAACTTTTCAGCTGCCGCGGCATGTAGTCTAGCGGCTCCATCGATAGCAAATACAGCTTTATCCATTATTTGATTAGATGCTAGAAGCATTCTGTTACCTGCTACAGTATTTTTTAATCTTGCATCAGCATCTTTACGGGCTTGTTGCATTTCTTCTATTATTTTATCTATACTTTTATTTGGATTTGCGGCTACTAATTTTTCAATTTCTTTACCTGCAATAATCATATCTGCGGCCTTGGCAGCATCCGTAGACTGTAGGTCTTTAATATCACCACCAATTGCAACCACACCAGCATAATTATTCATACTAGTTTCTAAACCTTTTAGTGCAGTAGTTAGATTATTAGTAGCACTTCCACCTTTACCTTGTGAAATATTAGTTAATGCTTCACCAAATGTTTGCATTGCAGCACCGGATATAGAATCAGTTGGATTAAAACCGGCGGCTGCATATTTTTGAATACCAGTTGCTCCTCTTGTATCACCCATAGCTCGTATATTGACAGCTAAGTCAAAGGCTTGTTTTAATTTAGCTGAAAGTGCAGTATCTTTATTTTTTTCTGCCACATACATAGCCGCACGTATTTCATTTTCTGCCATAAGTGCGGCACGTGCATCTTCCTGATCTTTTCGACTAGCACCAGTTAACATTGCTACTTTATCTAGTTCTTCAATGTATTGTTGTGATCCTCTAATTAATTCAGCTTGAGTTTTACCTTGCATCAGACCCATACGAGTCTGTTGAGTCATGTATCTCAATGTATGTTCACGTTGTTCTTCTGCGGTAACTCCTAATCTTTCTAATTGTTCACCTATCTTACTTTTTGATAGTTCACCTGCTACCTTTGCAAAGTTTTTAGCACCTTCTCCTGCAGTAGATCCTAATAATTTTAATTCTTTTGAATTATTTGTTAATAGTTCTGTGAATTTTTCTATTTCTGCCCCGGACATATTCAATGTATGAACAGTATCTATTACACCCTCAAGACCATTGGCTGCTCCTAAACCACTGGCTGCTAGTTTATTATAACTAGCAAATAATTTGTCATTCTGTTCAGCACTTAATTTAATTAAGTCACCGGTTGTTGTTATAAATTTACTAATTACCCAAGAAAGCGCAGTTATTGCTAATTTTGCTACTCTTCCCCATGGACCCAAAAATCCAATAATAGTACCTAACATTCCTACAGTATTACCAAGTGCTGATGTAATTTCACCTATAGCATTAGCAGTTACCATAGTGCCACGATTACCGGCATAAATTTCCTTAGCCATGCTAGAAATTGCTTTAGTTGCTCCTGATATAGCACCTTGAGCAAGTAAGAAACCTCCGGTAAGTATTGCACTACCTCCCATTAAATCTTTAAATTGATTATTTAAGGATCCCAAAATAGCATCAGAATCTCTAAACTGTCCTGCTAATTCATCAACATGCTTTCCGGCACCTCCTGCTTTAAGCTGGTCTAATTGTTTTTGCTGTTCTCCTGTTAGTTTTATACTACTTTGTATTATCTTACCATTAATTTCTAATAGTTTTCCATTTGATGCTACTATAGCACCCAAAGATTCAGCTTGTTTTTTGAATTCATTTGCCTGTTGTGCGGCAATATATGCGTTAGATTGCTTTAATTTTGCTAAATTTTCTTTTTGAGCATCAGATATCTCTATTGAGCCCTTAATAACATCGGTTATTGATTTTAGTTGTTTATCATATTCATTTTGTATTTTTTGGTTTAGTACGTGTTCTTTACCAAATTTATCATTCAGTTCTTTAGTAAGTTTTTCTTCGGCTTTAATTCTATCTTCTTCAATGGAGATAATTTCACCACTAACTTTTTTATAGCCTTTTTCTTGTAGAATAGCATCTTCTAAAGCTTTTTTCTGTTGTTGTTCAGTTCGTTCAGTTGTGTCATTTAAATTGCCAAAGGCTTCTATCTGTTTTTCAAGTAGTTCAGTCAGCTTGACTAGTCTTTCTTCGAAATTTTCTGCCATGATATTGTTACTCACTAAATATTCAATAGTATTTATGTATTAAAAATAACCACGGAAAAACCCATGAACACAAACCCATTAAAACAGTATTTTCGCCGCCCTGAAATTTATTTGAAATTACCCAGTGGTGGTAAATTTTATCCAGAAGGTAGTATAGATTTACCTGAAAATCATGAATTACCAGTCTATCCCATGACTGCTATTGATGAAATAACTAGCAAAACCCCGGACGCACTATTTAACGGTACTGCAGTAGTAGATATTATCAAAAGCTGTGTTCCAAATATTAAAGATCCTTGGTCTATCCCCATCATTGATTTGGATCCTATTCTAGTAGCAATTAGAGCCGCTAGCAATGGAACAATGTTAGATATTGAATCTACATGTCCTAGCTGTAGTGAAGAAGCTTCCTACAGTATAAATTTAATAGGATTACTAGGACAATTAACATCCGGAGATTATGATGAATTGATTACACTTAACGAACTTACTTTTAAGTTTAACCCGTTTTCATATAAAAAAATAAATCATATAAATATGTCTCAATTTGAAATTGAACAGACTATTACAAATTTGGATAAAATAACTGATGAAACTGTTAGACAAACACAATCTAGTTTAATAATGCAAAAGTTAAATAATTTAAGTATGGAACTTATAGCTGAAGCAATTGAATCTATAACAACTCCAAACAGTATAGTTAATGAAAAAGAATATATTTTAGATTTTCTAAAAAATTGTGACCGTAAAGTTTTTGAACAACTAAGAAATGCCGCAGTTAAATTACGTGAGTCATCTCAATTAAAACCATTAGATGTAAAGTGTATCCACTGCCAGCATGAGTATCAACAAAAATTAACCCTTAACGTATCTGATTTTTTCGCATAAAGCTTCTATATCTTAACTCTGAAGATATAAAGAAGCTGTTAGAAGATTTAGAAAAAGAGGCTAAAGATATAAAGACAGCGGCCATTCGGTACGCTTGGTATATGCGGGGCGGTGCCACCTATGAAGATTTATTAAATATGTCCTCTAGTGAACGTAATGCTATTGGTAAATTAATAGAAGAAAACTTAGATACAACTAAGAAATCAGGAATGCCGTTCTTCTAATCAATCCCGTAACTGTTCATTTATCATTACGGGTTATCTATGTAAAGATGAACTTCGTTCATCTAAGAACTCACTTCGTTCGTTCTTAGTTTTTACGGTTATCTATTGTATTTTACTCTACATTATATATGGACTATATTGCCGCTTT